TTCTTTTCTTTGAAAGGTAAAACCTTTATCTGACTTAGAGGTGCCTTGTTTTCAGCACTTTCTTTCTTGACAATATCTATCAAAGACCAATCTTGTAATAGAATCGCTATTGTGTTTCTTCTTTGTATATCATTTTCAGATAGTGTTGCATTTTTACCATCAAGAGCAAATAACTCTTTAAAGTGTACAATAAAATATTTTCCTTGTTTGTGTAAGATATGACAAGATTGATATAGTGTTTTATCTTTACGACTTGCTACACCTATTCTTGTTAGTGTTTCTCTTATTTTTAAGAAATCATCTGGTTGTTTTATGGTAACTTCTAACATACTATCTGGAGTCCATGTTATATCATTCATTTCCTTTTTCTCCCACCTTTGTCAATAGATAACTTGATTAATTCAATTTGCTCTTTGGATAGTATGGATAAAGCCTCTCTTGCTTTGTCATTGTTGTAGCCATAATATTCTTTCACATACTCTAAGTCTTTCAATTTAGTCTGTGATAGCCACTTACCACCAAATCGCTGTCTTTTCCTTATACTATTTATGTAAAAGTGAAATTGAACTTTCTTATCAAGGAAATGATAGCCATTCATTTCGTTTGCCTGTGCTATTGTATCATAGTGCATAGACAAACATTTATTGATTACATAAGGTGGGTATTTCTTTACCCAATCAGTATCATCTGTATCAAGTAAAGGTTCCTTTGTAAAATTTATTGCTTTTAAATAATCTTTTAATTCATACATTACTTAAATTTACACCCTGCCATTATCTCAGTTAAACAAGCGACCATATTGATTTCTTGGTCAGCAACAAAAGCTGACTTGTATTGATAGCCTGCAATAATTAATATCGCTTGTGGTATTGAGTTTGGCGTGAGTGCTGTATAAAGAACTTCATAAACACTACGAAATATAGATGATGGTTCTTTATCTAAGTTTTGTACGACCCATTTTCTCATATCATTAAATCTTTTTTCTTTCAGACAAGCAATCAACTCTTTATGACTTACTTCTGAAATACTAAAAAGAATACCACTATCAATTTTACCACGAACTGAATATCGTTGTAATTCATTGATGGTTCTTCTGAAATCTGGATAATGTTTTTGTATTAATTCTGCTAGTATCTTTTTATCATAATCAACTTTTTCAGTTTCTAACACTTTGCATAATCTGTTTAATAGTGCTGTAGCGGTCTTTACTCTTTGACCATTTACAATTCTAAAATCAATAACAGTACAACGACTATGTAATGCTGGTATCAATTTGTTTTTGTAATTACAAGTAAATATAAATCTACAATTATTAGCAAAAGTTTCTATAAAGTTTCTCAAAGCAGGTTGTACAGATTCGGCGTTCATATAATCTGCTTCATCTAGAATAACGACTTTGTGTTTACTTTCTGTTGATAATGATACTGTTGAAGCAAAATTTTTAATCTTGTTTCTTAGTGTATCTATTTGACGGCCTTCATCTGAGCCGTTGATGATAATATAATCAGTACCTAATTCTTCACACAAGGCACGAGCAACCGTGGTCTTTCCTGTACCAGCGGTGCCCGATAATAACAAGTTTGGTATTTCGCCTTGTTTTAAAAACTCAGTAAAAGTCTTTTTTAGGTCTTCTGATAAAATACATTCTTTAATTTTTTTAGGTCGGTATTTCTCAACCCATAAAAAGTCTGACATAATATAAACCTCAATTTATTCATTAAAATGTTGAATCTGGTTCTAATGCAATCCAATATTGAACTGGTCTAGAACGATTGGTAAAATGACTAATTTTTTGTGATGATATTGCAACATCATAATCATCTGTTACCAATTTAAAGTTTTCTGCTTTGTAATGAGCTTCAAACTTTTTATCTGATTCTCCAACATCTACTGAATAAGTATTTGAAGTATTATTTTTTCTGTCGGATGCCCTTAGTGTAATATTTTTACCATCACCAACTACCGATACATCTGGTAGATTTAATGTGGTAACACCTTTCATAAGTTTTTCAAACATTTCTTTTTTCAATGTAAAAGAAACAAATGATTCAGGCATTGTTATTGATTTTGATGGTGCTGTAATTACAGATTTATCAGCAAAAAAGTATTTAATTTTTTGCCTTGAATTTTCATCTGCTATCATAACATTAGAACCACCATTAAATTCTAATTTAGGTTTTGCAAACAAATCAATTGACCTTAGAAATTCAGGTAAATCGTATATTGCAAACTCTTGGTCAAAACTTTCAGATATATCTGCCTCTGCCAAGATGTTCTTCATTGTTGATATCGTAGAAAGTTTATTACCTTCTTTTACTAAAATATTAGGGTTGATATCAGCAAAATTTTTTAATAAGTTAATTGTATCACTTGATAACTTCATTATATATTTAACCTCACTTGTTCATTATATGGAGCGGGGGGACAGAATCGCACTATCACCTTTTTACTGGAAGTAAAATGTTCTACTATTAAACTACCCTCGCAATTATGGATTATACAGAAACCTTCCTAGAAGTCAAGTCTAGGACGCTTTCTTTTTCTATTTCTTTTTCTAATCTTCTATTTGGCAAATAGACTTCTTTATGATACTTCTCCGATACATATACTCTACGACCTTTATACGGTATTGTTCTATATTTTTCACCATATCCAGCCTCATTAAGTATGCCACATTTTAAACCTGGATAAAAATAACAATTAGGTCTACAATCATATACGGTAGTTTCACCATCAAAAAGTGTGTTGATTACTTCTTCTTTTGTTTTTGATTTCATGCAATCACCTCTAGTTTATTACTTTTTTGAAGATTAGCTTTTTTATCAATTAATTGGCCATTGTCAAGTGCTGTTTCACCACCTTTACTAAAAGGAATAATATGGTCGGCAGCCCATTTAGAATCATCATTAATTTCAGATTCAGGAATAGATTTGCCTGTTATAGTGCATATACCATTTTGTCTTTGCCACAATTGATATCTTTCAGTTTTATTAAAAATTCTATTATTATCTTTTAAAAAAACAATTTCTCCAATTACCTCATTTAAATCTTTTTTAATATAATCAAAACGAGCAGTAGCCTCTGGTGATGACAATGTTTTACAACAAGAAAGGTATGATTTACTTTCACCTGTTTGTGTAGTCATAATTGGATTTGTATCACCTAATCTTTTATTTTCTTTAGACAAAAACCACTCATAGAATTTTTTTGTATCTCTTATAAGATACTTGTTTTCTATAATATGATTATATAACATAAAAAGATTAAATAATGTGGTATGTGATTTCAACTTTTTATCCACATTATTTTTTACAAAGTTAGAAAAATCTAATATAATTTTTTCTGATTTCTTTGTTGTTTGTGATACTGTGGATTTGTCTTCATAAGCTTTATCTTTTGTGCTTGAATGAATATTTTTTTTCGTTCCATATGTACAAAAAACTGCCATATCAACAATAAAATCATCTATTGTTCTTCTTTTTTTCTGATTAGGTGTAGGAAAAACTTTCTTCAACATATCTACATATGTTTTTTTAGTTATTTTTCGTACCCAACCTGCAAAAGGAACTAATGTGGCATTTCTCATCTCTTGTTTGTTAAGAGATTTGCCATCATTAATATTTAAAAATAATAATTTTAAATCATCTCTTGAAGCGTTCATATACTCAGCAACCGTAACTCTTGTGTGATTACTAACATAGTCTATAAACTCTTTAGGGTGTTTTGTCCAAGTATTATTTGTAGGGTTAATTTCAATGACTTTGCCATCAGGCAACATATAATCGCCACTTTCAATAGACACCTCACCATTAAGATATTCTTGAATAGTTATAGTGCGATTATTTCCGTCAACAGAAGTGTTGATATATCCTTGACTGTGCCAGTCATGGAAGTAATTGTAATCATCACTACCTGATTCAGAACTATCCATACACGCCTTATTATTAGCTACAACAATCTTACTAGGTGCCATACCTGTTATCAAACTTGTTATAAAATTTGATTTATCAGATTTTTCCCAGCGTTCTTCTGATTGAAATGCTAAATCTAAAGCTGTTCTTTCTCTTAGGTAGGTTATAAAAGGACTGGTTAATAAATGGTCTGTATTGACATAGACCATAGGTTTTTTAATCTTCATAATATTTTTCTCCTATCAGTTGTTAGCTGATGTAAAGTTTAATTTATCAATTTATCACTTGTAAGAGTGATG